CCTGGCCATGGCCCTGCAGGGCATTGGCTACGCCACCCACTTGCTGGCCACCCAGGGCTTACTGCCCGAAGAAGAAGACACGCCCACCGACCCACCCACCCCGGCAGCCCAGGGTGGCGGCGGCGTCATCCCCTTGCGCAAGCCAGGCCACAGCGCACCCTGGCACTGGGTGCCATTCCACCCCGTGGCCCCCAAGCGCCCGCGCAAAAAGCGCGAGGCTGAGCTGCTGTTCCTGGGCCACTAGCCCACCCCAAACAAGCCCCGCAAACGCGGGGTTTTTTGTGCGTGCTCATTCCCGCGCTTTGTAGGCCGTGGGAACGGCCCAGCGGTGCAATGCGCACCCATGAACCAAACACCCAGCACCCAGCCCACAGCGCAGCCCCTGCCCGAAGGCCTGGCCCGTGCCCTGCCTGGCGGCAAAACCGAGCGCGCCCTGCAGGTGGAGCGCGCCGCCGTCGATGTGGCCGCCCGCACCGCCACCCTGGCCTTTGCCAGCGAGTACCCCTACGAGCGTTCGTGGGGCATTGAAATTTTGGATTGCACAGCCACCGCCATGCGCCAGGGCCGCCTGCGCGCCGGTGCAAACCTACTGTGCGACCACGACGCCCGCGATGTGGTGGGCGTTATCGAATCTGTCGAAATCGGCGCCGACCGTGTCGGGCGTGCGGTGGTGCGCTTTGGGAAAAGCGCACGGGCAGAAGAGGTGTTCATGGACGTCGTTGACGGCATACGCCGCAATGTCTCCGTGGGCTACCTCATTCACCAGGCGCAACTGGTCGAGCAACGCGACGGGCTGGACACCTACCGCGTCACCGACTGGGAGCCCTACGAAGTCAGCCTGGTTTCCATCCCTGCCGACCCCACCGTCGGCCTGGGCCGCAGCCATGCACCCGGCACCACCGCCGTTTCCGTTTCCACACCTCCACACATTGAAAGCACCCCAGCCATGACAGACCCAGTCATCACCACGGCCGAGCGCAACCACGCCGCCGAAATTTCCAAAGTGGCAGCCACCATCCCCGGTGGCGCCGAAATGGCCATGTCGGCCATCCAGCGCGGCCTCACCGTCGAGCAATTCCAGCGCGAAGCCCTGGAAAAAATGGCCAGCAAGCCCCTGCCCACCGCCGACATTGGCCTGGACAAAAAAGAAGTGCGCCGCTACAGCATGCTTCGCGCCATCAACGCCCTGGCCAACCCTGGCGACGTGGCAGCACAGCGCGCCGCAGCGTTCGAGCGCGAGTGCTCCGAGGCCGCATCGGCCAAGCTGGGCAAACAAGCCCGTGGCTTCCTGGTGCCGTTTGAAGTGCAGCACCGCGACCTGACCGCAGGCACAGGCAACGCCGGTGGCTTCACCGTCAGCACCGATGTGCTGGGCGGCAGCTTCATCGACGCGTTGCGCAACGCCATGGTCATCAACGGCCTGGGCACGCAATACCTCACCGGCCTGGTGGGCAACGTGGCCATTCCCAAAATGTCTGCAGGCGCCACAGCCTACTGGGTTGCAGAAAACTCAGCCCCCACCGAAAGCCAGCAAACCCTGGCACAGGTCACGCTGTCCCCCAAAACCGTGGGCGCGTACACCGACTTCAGCCGCCGTTTGATGCTGCAAAGCTCCATCGACGTTGAAGGCATGGTTCAGTCTGACCTGGCCATCACCCTGGGCCTGGCCATTCAGCAAGCCGCCATCAACGGCACCGGCGCAAGCAACCAGCCCAGCGGCATCCTGACGCAAGTCACATCTACCGTCGTCGGCGGCACCAACGGCCTGGCCCCCACATGGGCCAACATGGTCAAGCTGGAATCAGACGTCGCCACCAACAACGCCGACGTCGGCAGCATGGCCTACCTGACAAACGCCAAAGTGCGCGGCACCCTCAAGGGCACCAGCAAGGTCAGCGGCCAGAACGGCTTTGGGTGCGAAGGCGGCAGCACCCCAGTGAACGGCTAAAACGCCGCAGTCGCCAACGCTGTGCCATCCAACTTGACCAAGGGCACCAACTCCGGCGTGTGCTCGGCCATCATCTTTGGCAACTTCAGCGACCTGGTCATCGGCATGTGGGGCGGCCTCGACCTGATGGTTGACCCCTACACCGGTTCCAGCGCAGGCACCGTGCGCGTGGTGGCATTGCAAGACGTCGATGTGGCCCTGCGCAACACCGTGTCTTTCGCCACCATGGTTGATGCCCTGACGGCCTAAACCAGCAAGCCCACAGCACCCAGGCCGCCGCCATGTTTGCCGAAGACCTCACCGCCTTTTTTGCCGACTTTGGGGTGCCCGCCACCCTGGCTGGCAGCGCCGTGGTGGGCGTGTTCGACAACGGCCACGCCCTGGGGCAAGTGGGCATGCTGGGCATGGCCACCGTGCAGCCCACCTACACCCTGCAAACCGCACAAGTACCCGCCGACCCCATCGGCCTGGCGGTGGTGGTGGCAGGGCAGGGCTACACCGTGGCCGCGCATGAGCCTGACGGCACCGGCATCAGCCGCCTGGTGCTGGAGGCAGCAGCATGAGCGCCAGCCACGTTGCCACCGCTGTGGCCGCCATCGTGGCCAGCCTGCAGGCCGCGCCCGCCGTGGCCCCACAGGTTGACCGCGTGCGCCTGCGCCCCATCAAGGCAGCAGCCACCACCGCCGTGGTGGTGCGCCCACAGCAAACCGAGGTATTGGAGCCACCGCAATTCAGCGGCCAGCCCATTGCCTGGGTGGCCGTGGTGGCTGTGGAGTGCTACGCCAAAGCCGCACCAGGCCAAACGCCCGATGTGGCTGTGGACGCCCTCACCACCGCCGTGTATGCCCGCCTCATGGCCGACCCCACCCTGGCCGGGGCCTGCAACCTGTTGCAGCCCCTGGGCCTTGCCTACGACTTTGACGCCGACGGCGACCAAACCGCCTGCGCCACGTTCACTTTTTCAGTTCGATCAATCGTTTCTTCCGCAGTTTTTTAAAAGGACACTGCCATGGCTTTCTATTTCCCCGAAGGTACGGCCATTTACTTCAGCAACACGCTGGGTGCCGCCGCAACCGTTACCGCCGCCACAAACACCAACCCATCCGTTCTCACCACATCGGCCGCACACGGCCTGGTGGACAACGACGAATTCCTGTTTACATCAGGGTGGGAAGACGCCACCGACATGGTGTTCAAGGCCGACCAGTTGACCACCACCACGGTGTCACCCCTGGGCCTCGACGCCACCAATACCGCGTTTTATCCCGTGGGCGGCGGCACCGGCACCGTGCAAAAAATCACAAGCTGGCTGCAAATCCCCCAGGTTCTCAGCGTGTCCACCTCCGGTGGTGAACCCCGTTTCACAACGGTCGACCTGCTGGCCCGCCGCAACAGCCTGAACGTGCCCACCGGCTTCAACGCCGCCAGCATGTCCGTCACGCTGGCACACGACCCCGTGGCCGCCAACTATGCCGCCATGATGGCCATCAGCCGCAACCTGGGCAAAGTGGCCATCAAGATGGTCATGGGCGGCGGCGCCACCATGTACGGCTACGGCTACCTCAACGTCAGCGAGGCCCCACAGCTCAACCGCAACCAGGTGAACCAGGTGCAAGCCGCCTTGACGTTCATCAACCGCCCCATCAGCTACGCAACCTGATTGGTTTTCGGGTGCGGCAGGGTGGCACACACCACCTGCCGCCGCTGGCCTGTGACGGCAGCCGCACCCACCCCCACCCACCACAGGCCGCCACCGTTTTCTTTGTTCACCCAACAGGCCCACCATGTCAATCTCCATCCTCATTGAAGACACCGTAAAGTTTCCGGTCAAAGGCACCGAGCGCAACGCCCAAGGCGTTGAAGTGCCCTTCACCTTCACCCTGGTGTGCGACCGCCTCGACGCCGACGCCGTGCAAGCCATCGTGCAAGACGACCAGCGCAAACTGGCCGACTTCTTCGCAGACATCACCCAAGACTGGGACGGCGTGAAAGACGCCGACGGCAAAAAGCTGCCCTACAGCGCCGACCACCTGGCCGCCCTGTTCCGCAAGCCTGGCCTGGCCGCGCTCACCTTCCGCGTGTACCTCACCGAAATCGGCGCCAAAGCAAAAAACTAAGCGCCCTGGCCCGCGCCGTAGCCCTAAGCCATGACAGCACCAGCAGCACCCCAGCACAGCAGCAGCCAGGTGGCAAGTGGGCCGACGCCCTGGCCACCCTTGCCAGCGTGCTGCCCGGCGCAGAGCCACAGCAGCAAACCGCCTACCTGTGGCCCTGCAACGTGTTCGCCTGGCAGTGCTGGCAAAGCGTTCAAACGCAGTGGCGCACAGGCCCGGCAGGTGCCACGGGGCTCGACTACGCCGGGGCCATGGCCCACCTGCAAACCGCCCACCGCCTGCGCGGCAAAAAGCTGCGCACCGTGTGGGCAGGCATCACCGCTGCCGAGGCCGCAACCCTGCAAGCCTGGGCCGAGCAGCGCAAAGAGCGCGACGAACAGCAACAGCAAAACCAGCCGCAAACCTGAGCGCCCCGCAGCATGAGCACCACACAAGTCGGCATCAAACTAAGCCTCGACGGCGCCAGCCAGGCCGAGGCCAGCCTGCGCCGCGTGTCCGGTGGGCTTGACGGCATTGGCCAAAGCGCCGCCAGCATCAAGCAAGCCCTGGGCGGCCTGGCCGGTGCCTTTGCCGGGGTGGTCAGCGTGCGCGAGTTTGTGCAGGCGGCCGATGCCGTCACCCAACTGCAAAACAACCTGCGCCTGGCAACAGGCAGCGCCCAGGCAGCCGGGGCCGCATACGAGCAACTGTTCGCCATAGCCCAGCGCAGCCGCACCAACTTTGCCGAGCTGGGCAACACCTTTGCCAGCATCAGCCGCGCCAGTGAAAGCCTGGGCCTCAGCCAGCAAGCGCTGCTCAGCCTCACCGAAACCATCGGCAACGCCGTCACCGTCAGCGGTGCCAGCGCCCAGGCCAGCCAGGCCGCCCTCATGCAACTGGGCCAAGGCCTGGCCAGCGGCACCCTGCGCGGCGAAGAGTTGAATTCCATACTGGAGCAAACCCCACGCCTGGCCAAAGCCCTGGCCGACGGCCTGGGCGTCAGCACCGGCGCCCTGCGCAAGCTGGGCGAGCAAGGAAAGCTCACCGCCGAGGCCGTGGTGCAAGCCCTGCAAAGCCAGCAGGGTGTTTTGGCTGCTGAAGTTCAAACCAGCGTTACAACAGTTTCACAGGCGTTCACCCAGCTTAAAAACGCAGCCACTGTGGCGGTGGGCGACCTAGACGCAGCAAGCGGCAGCACTGGCGCCCTGGCCACTGGCTTGCAAGCTGTGGCAACCACCATTTCAGAGCTGCGCACTGCATTCAGTGGTGTGGCCGAATCGGGCCAAGACTTCACCGCCTTTGGCGAGGGCGTGGGGGTTGTGTTGCGCACAGTCACCCTTGGCGCCACCACCACCCTGGCAGGGTTGCAGCAGCTTGGCACAGGCTTGGCCGGGCTGGCTGCCGCTGGCACTGCGCTGGCCACTGGCGGCGGGCTGTCTGGTGCCCGCGAAGCGTTGCGCATGGCTGGCGAAGACATTGACCGCATTGGTGGCAAATGGGAAGCTCAGGCAAACGCCATCCTAAACAGCGCTGGCACTGTCAAACGCGCGTCGGAAATAAACGCTCAAGCGCAAGCGCGGTTGGCCCGCCAAGGCGGCGACGTGGCTGCAGCTATCAAGCCGCTGGACTTCAGCGGCCTGGTGGGCGGCGCAAAAGGCGCCAAAAAAGCAGTCAAAGAGCTGGGCGACGAATTTGCCAGCCAGCGCGAGGCCGCCAAAGGCTGGGCCGACGTCATGGGCGACTTTGCCAAAATTGCCGCAGATGTGGAGGCCAACAGCCTGGGCCTGAGCAAAGCGCAAGAGCGCCTGGTGCAATACCTGGGCAGCACCGCCTACGCCAACGCCAGCGAGGGCATGCGCGAGCTGGCCCTGCAGCAAGCCTACGCCGCCATCAGTGCCGAGCAACTGGCCGCCGCGCTCAAGGCTGAAGACGAAAGCCTACGCGCCGCCGCCAACGCCTGGGCCGACTTGGTGGAAGCCCAGCAGGCCAACGCCCAAACGGCCGAGGACGCCGTGAGCGCCCAACTGCTGCAAAACGAGGCCATAGGCCTCAACACCACCGCCCTGGCCGAGCTGGAAGCCGCCCGCCTGAACGACGCCGCCGCCACCAAAGAGCAGCGCGCCGCCGTGCTCGACATCATCGACCCTAGCCTGCAAGCTGGCGACGCCTACCGCGCCGAGGCTGCAGCCCTGCGCGCCCTGGCCAGCGCCAAAACCGCAGGCGCCGCCAAACAGGTGGCCGCCGACACCACCAAGGCCGCCGCAGACGAATGGCGCAAAGCATCCGAGCAAATAGAGCAAACCCTGACCGATGCGCTGATGCGCGGGTTTGAAAGTGGCAAAGACTTTGCCCAAAACCTGCGCGACACCGTGGTCAACCTGTTCAAAACCCTGGTGCTGCGCCCCATCATCAGCGCCGTGGTCAACCCCGTGGCCGGTGCCATCACCGGCAGCCTGGGCCTGGCCGGTGCGGCCAACGCAGCCACAGGCGGCGGCAGCGCCCTGGGCACCCTCAGCAGCCTGGTCAGCTTCAGCAGCGCGTTTGGCGCAGGCGGCGCGGCAGGCTTTGGCGCCCTCATGGGCGGGGGCTTCACCGAGGCCGTCAGCGCCGGGTTTAGCACCTTGCTCACGGGCGGCAGCGTGGGCACCGCAGCCGCAGGCCTGGGCACCCTGGCCGGTGCGCTGGGCCCCATTGCCCTGGGCCTGGGCGCGCTGTCATCCATCATCGGCAGCACCCGTGGAGAAACCCGCTACGGCGGCCAGTACGGCTACAGCTTCGACGGCACCCTGGCCGACTACCGCCGGGGCGGCATGTTTGCCGGTGCCACCCAAGGCGTGAACCGCATCACCGGGGCTGAAACCCTGGCCGAGTCACAGGTGCAAGGCGCCATTGAGGGCACCGTGCAAAGCATCAACACCCTGCTGCGCAACGCAGGCAGCAGCGCCGCGCTGGTGGGCTTCCAAGCGGGGCTTGAAACATCTGGCAAAGGCCGTGGCGGCGTGTTCGCAGGCGGCACCCTCAGCACCGGCGCCACGTTTGGTGAAAACGGGCTGGGCGACAACTACCTGGGCACCCTGTTTGAGAAAACCAGCACCCAAAGCCCCGACGCCGAAACCGCGCTGGCTAACTTTGCGCTCGATTTGCAGCAAGCCACCGTGCAAGCCCTGCAGGCCGCCACCGACGTGCCACAGGCCATCAAGGCCCTGGTGCAAGACGTTGACGCCGAAAACCTCACCGCCGAGGCCGCCGCCGCCCTGCTGCAAACCATCGACGCGCAGGTAACAGGCGTCAACCAACTGCGCGCCGCGTTCGACGCCATGGGCCTGCCCGAGCTGGCCGCCCTGGGCTTTGACGCCGCCAGCGGGCTTGCTGCCGCAGCCGGTGGATTTGAGGCACTGGGCACCAACCTGGCCAGCTATTACCAGGCGTTTTATTCCGAGGCCGAGCGCACCGCCAACACCACCCGCCAGCTAACCACCACGCTGGGCGCCCTGGGTGTGGCCCTGCCCACCACCCGTGATGGATACCGCGCCCTGGTAGAAAACGCCATGGCCAGCGGCAACAACGAGCTGGCCGCCGAGCTGCTGCGCCTGAGTGGCGCCTTTGCCAGCATCACCACCGCCGCCACCGACACCACCGCCGAGCTGGAAAAAGCCGCCGCCGCCCTGGCCCGCACGCAAGAGCAGGCCCGCAGCGCAGCCCTGGCCCAGCTTGACGCCAGCGCCCAGCGCGAGCGCGCCGCATGGCAGCGCCAGGCAGACGCCGCCGCCAGCCTGCGCACCGAGGTGCAGGGCATTTTTGACACCCTGGGCACCAGCATTGCCGAGCTGCGCGGCGAAGGCCTGGGCACCGCCGCCAGCGCCGCGCAGGGCAAGCATTCATAGCCCAGGCCATTGCCGCAGTCCAAGCCGGGGCGGGCCTGCCCAACGGCGCCGACCTGGCCAGCGCCATTGGTGCCGCACGCGGTGGCATCACCGGCGGCGCGTATGCCAACAGCACCGAGCGCGAGTTTGCCGCCCTCAAGCTGGCGGGCGAGCTGGCCACCCTGCAAACCGCCGCAGGCGAGCAGCTCACCACCGCCGAGCTGCAACTGCGCGCCGCCGAAAGCCAAATACAGCAACTGGACGAAACCCTGGTTTATTGGCGCAAGCTGATCGACGGCACCACCGAAGGCATCAGCGCCACCCTCAGCGTGGCCGAGGCGGTGGACAAGCTGCGCGCCCTCATGTTCCCCGAGGTGGCCAGCACCGCCGCAGGCTCTGCCGCATCGGCCACCGCAGGCACCGTGGGCGGCGTGCAAAACGACGGCGGCAGCGGGCGCAACCCCAACGCGGCCACCACCAACCTGGGCCTGTTTGCGCAACTTGACATCAACCAGGCCATTGGCAGCCGCGATTTTTCAGCGGGTAACGAAGGCGCGGCCGCCGCATCCCTGGCAGCGCAGGCCATTGCCAGCGGGTGGACGCAGACCGACATTGCCGCTGTGCTGGGCTGGAGCGCCGGCGAAGTAGAGGACTATTTTAAAAACGCCGCAGGCATACCCAAGTTTGCGGTGGGCACCAACTTTGTGCCCCGCGACATGCTGGCTTACATACACCAGGGCGAGGCCGTAGTGCCCAAGGCCTACAACCCAGCCGCAGGTGGTGCCGCCCCCGGCCAAATGGACACCAGCCGCCTGGAAGGGCTCATGGCCCAAATGCTGGCCCGCCTGCAGGTGCTGGAAGAGCACGCGGGCACCACCGCCAACGTGCTGGCCCGCGCCAGCCAGGGCGACGCCCTCACCACCGCCCCCGCGCCCACCATTGCCTGACGCACCCAAGCCATGTATTACATCGAGCGCATAGCCCCCACCGACGCCACCTGGCAAGCGGGCACCATTGCCGAGCCATCCCCCCGCGAAACCGCGTGGAGTGGTGCGGGCGTGGCTTACACCGTGGGGCAAGAAGTGGTGCGCACCACCACCCACCGCGTGTACCGCTGCGCCGTGGGCCACACCAGCGCCGCCAGCCCACTGCCCGAGGCTGACCCCACCCGGTGGAAAGAAATACGCCCCACCGACCGCTGGCTGCCCTACGGCCCGTGGGTCAACGCATCGGGCCAAACCATCTACAGCGGCCTGGCCGTGGAAAGCACCACCGGCAATCTCACCTGGCGCATGGCCCTGCGCTTTGCCAACGCCGTGGCCCTGTTTGGCCTGGCCGGTGCCACCCTGCGCGCACAGGTGTATGACACGCCCGGCGGCACCCTGGTAGAAGAGCGCGCCACTAGCCTGAAGCGCCCCGCCGGCGGTTATTGGGACTTGATTTATGGCCAGCGCACCTACCGCGACCGCCTGCTGCTCACCGGGCTGCCCATGCACCCCAATGCCGAGCTGGTGCTAACCATCGAAGGCAACGCCAGCCAGTTGCGCCGCGTCACGCAAATAGAGGCTGGCAAGCTGCGCCAGGTGCACGGGGCCAACTTTGGCGGCACCGAATACGGCATCAGCAACACCCCCCGCGCCCGCCTGTTCCGCGAGGCCGACACCGACGGCACCGAGCGCGTGCTGATGTACGGCGTCAGCCAGGACATGGAGGCCAGCGTGGTCATGCACGGCGACCGAGAAAACACCGCCCTAACCGCCCTGCGCAGCCTGGCCGGGCGCGGCGTGGCCCTGCTGCCAAACCTGGGCATTGGCTACGAGCAGCGCCTGACGTTTGGCGTGATCGACGCCGCCCCCGTCACCCGCAGCAGCCACGGCATCACGCAAGCGCGCTTCAGCGTGCGCGGCCTGCCGGTGGCCTGACCCCACCACACCCGCAAAAAAAAAGGAGCCCCCGCCCCATGTCAACCCCAGCACCCACCACCCCCGGCAGCCCGCCCACGCTGCCCACCAGCACCGACGCAGAAGCCACCTTCGACACCCTGTGGGACGCCTTCAATGCCTGGCTGGCCACCAGCCTGTGGCCCTACCTGGGCGCAGTGGCAGGCAGCACCGCAGCCAACGCAGCCGAGGCCGAAGCCGCAGCCAGCACAGCCACAGCACAAGCCACCGCAGCCGTGGCCGCAGTGGGTGCGGTGCTGTGGGTCAGCGGCACCACCTACAGCGCAGGCGCATCGGTTTACAGCCCCGCCACCCTGGCCAGCTACCGCACGGCCACAGCAGGCATCAGCAACACCGACCCCGCACTAGACCCCGCCCGCTGGGTTCGCATCAGCACACCCGGCACCCCTGATTACATCATTCAATCTTTTGGAGTTATCTGACCATGGCCATTTCTGCTCAATACGCATCCACAGTCAAAACGGCTGTTGCACAAATCAGCACAGCCAACACCGCCCGCGACGGTACAGGAACCCTTGTCACGCTGTTCACCGCTGGTGCTTCAGGCTCTCGCGTGGATGACTTGACCATCTCGGCAACCGGAACAACAACGGCAGGAATGCTTCGGCTGTTCGTTCACGATGGCACCAGCGCGTTTTTGCTGCGCGAGTTGCCTGTCAGTGCAGTAACCCCCAGTGCAACGGTGGCGGCGTTCACCACATCGCTTTACGGTTTGTCCCTTGTACTGGCCACTGGTTACAGCTTGCGGGCAAGCACACACAACGCAGAAACGTTCGTGGCTTGCGTTACCCGTGCAGGAGACTTCTGATGAACCCCGGCGCATTTTCCGGCACGGGCGATGCCTCTTTTGGGCAACGCAAAGTCATTGGGCTGTCTGGACTCCCTCAGAGCGGCGCGGCAGATGCATCAACGGGAACACTGGTTGATGTTGCCGAGGTTGTCGGAACAAGCATTCCCGCTGGCACGCGTTCGTTAATTTTTTCAGCCAAAGGCAAGGGCGCGGCGTTGTTTTTCTCTGGATACCAAACAGGCGCAGGCACCGGGCTGTCCACTTTTGAGCTGGAAGTTGATGGACGAGTGATTGCAACCGTTAAGCAAAACGCTGCTACGTCAGGCTCCAGAACTCTGGTGGGAAGCACGCAAGTTGTCAGCGGCGCAAAAGCGGGTTACTGCCCGGGATACCTGCCTTTTTCGCAAAGCCTGAAGGTGTATTTCACCCCCGGAAGTGCAGCGCAAACACCTCGTTGGTATTACCTCATTGAAAGCCACCAATGAACATTTACAACGCTGGCGTATCGGTTGACCCTGTGCCACAAATCCCACAAACCGTCACCGCATTTCAAGCAAAAGCGGCACTGCTAGAAGCTGGCTTGCTTGACCAAATTGAAACCATGATGGCCGATGCCAAAACGCCGCGCATCGTCAAACTGGCATGGTCTGAAGCACTCACGTTTGAGCGCAAAAGCCCTACGGTGCAGTCACTCAGCGCGGCACTCGGGCTGGATGACGATGAGCTAGACGCACTGTTTTCCGCTGCGGCGCAGATCACAGCATGACACCCGCGCACTGGCTTGGTATTGGGCTGCTGGCCTACACCGTCACCGCTGTGGTGCTCACATGGTGTTTGTGGTTGTTCTATCTGGCCACTATGAACCTTTGGGCTGTGGAGCTGGTTGGAAAACAAACACGCTTCGCTGCCAACTGTGCCAAGCCTGTGATGTGGATTGGCGCGGTGCTGGGGTTTCTGGTCAATGTGCTGGTCATGTCGGTGCTGCTGCTGGAGTTCCCCCGCGAGACAGCAGTCAGCCCCCGGCTGGCAAGGCACCTGCACAAAGCAAAGCCCGACTACCGCACCCGGTTTGCCCGCTGGTTTGCAGACCACCTGCTGGACGCATACGACCCCCGGGGCGTGCACATCTGAACAACAAAAAACAGGGATTAAACAAGTGGCAGAACCCACCGCAACCTCATCGGCCGCGTTTGGCCTGACGGCCCTGAGCGTCAGCCTGCTGGGCCCGCTGGCCGGGCCTTATGCCCTCATCGCGTTTGCCGCCCTGAGTGGCGCCATGTGGCCGCTGAGCGCAGCCGAAACCACCACCAAGCTGGCCGGGGCATGGCTGCTGCTGCGCTGCACCCTCACCGCGCTGCTGCTCACCGCCTTTTTGGCCGGCCTGGTGGAAAAGTGGCTGGGCGTGCAGCCGGTGGAAACACTGGCCCCCGTGGCGTTTGCCATCGGCGCCCTGGGCAATGGGTGGCGGCCCGTGTTCGATGCGGTGGGCGCTGCCCTGTCGGCCCTGCTGGGCCGCGCTGGAGGTAACAAGACATGACCCCCGAAATTCTGGTGCACGAGGCCCTTTGCGCTGCGCTGTTTGTCACGGTGTTTTGCCGGGCCGTCAAAACCGACGCCACCGTGCGCGCTGATGTGCGCTTCGCCTTTTTTGTGCTGGGCATTGCCGCCTGCGCGGGCATTGTGGCCCCGGTGGCCTGGGCGCACCAGCCCAACGCCTACGACCTGCTCCTGCTGGGCGCCGTGGTGCTGGTGCAAGTCATCACCGCGCACCACTGGCAGCACGAGGTGCCGCCGCAGTTCGTTAAAACGCAATTCAGGCGCACACGCCGCCGCCGCGCCACCGACCAGGAGGTGCCACATGGCTGACCGGCTCACCGAGCATTTCACCATTGCCGAGCTGACGGCCAGCACCACCGCCACCCGCCTGGGCC